TTTGCAATTGATGACAATGTTTTTAGATCAAGTCTTGGTTTTCTATAAAAGTTATCAACAGAGTTAGATACCGAACTCGCTTTGACTAAACTTGACCATCCAGCATCTTTCTTTGCAAGAACACATAAGTGACTGAGTTTTTTATTCTCGTCATTCTTAATAGTTGGGTCTTGTTCGCAAATATAAAATTCGCAACCAAGAATCGGACTAATAGATTTAGATTTTAATTTCTTATAAAAAGAAATCAAACCAGATAATGTGCCATGATCTGTTAAAGCACAAGCCTTTAATTCTAGTTCAGATAATCTATCTGCTATTTTTTCAGCAGAAGATAATCCATCGAGCAAAGAATATTGTGAATGTACATGCAAAGGAATCCACTTTGACATTTCATACTTTCTAATAAAACTTCCATAAATAAACTTTTACTTTTTCTTTAATTCGCTTAAAAGTTCAGAGATTACAAAGAATGACCAATTTTCCCATTGATCAATTCCTTTATTTAAAAAGCCAGTAAACTCCCATCCGGCTTCACTTAACTTATTTTCAATCTGTTCTATGCAGTGGGTTGTAGAAACAGTTATTTTGTGAACAATACCAAAATGAACTTTTCCTACATCGTTACTGTCATCATTAATGATGCCTATAATCTTATTCGATTTAATTGCCCCTAAATCTAAAGAAATTTCTTCTTTTAGTTCTCTTTTAACAGCATTTTCATAAAAATTTTCTGAATTTATAGAATCTTCTTTTTCAATGTGACCGCCAACACCTAAAGACTTCTTTCCATGTAATCTATTTTCATTTCCGTTTTTATTGCGTGAATATGTAAATGTTTTATTTGCACAAACAATTACGCAATATGGAATGATTTGTTTATACGATGGGTCTTTTTCTGCTAAATTTCTTGGAATCCATTCAAAATTTTCTGGTTGTAAAATTTCATTTACATAAAGTTCACAATCTTCGCCCTTTAATAATCCTTGAAATTTACCCAACGAATCAAGTAAAGATGTTTTAAAAACTAATATTTCTGGACTAGGAGTGTTATCTATTGACTTATCGTTTACGACTACTTCATTTTTTTCTGTTTCTTTTTCAGATGCAATCTCTACATCTTGTTTTGAAAAAAGACTTAATAATTTATCAAGGCTGTTAATTTTTTCTTCGCTCATGATTACTCCCTATTAGTTTTACCACCACCACTACCATATTGTTTTACAGCAGAAAAATCAGCATACTTAGCATATACTTTTTCAAGACCTAACTCAATGATTTCTTCGTGTATTTTTCGACAAGTTGATATTCCAGTATTATCAAAATCGTCTTTGTAAAATTTACATAATCTATCGCATTTCCATTTATCCCTACCCATATCTAATATTCTAACTGGGGTTTTACATCTTTTTATAGATTCAAACTTTTTTCTAATCATTTCTTCGGTTTGCTCTAAATCTTCTTTATGAAAACATATAGTGAATGGGCCTCCAGCCTTAACAAAAAAGATTGTAACTATAATAGTTTCTTCGTTTGGATAAACTTTACTTAATGCATAGTGATATAAACGAAGTTGAAAATCGTCAAAAAGATCTTCGTATCCTTTTTCTTTTCCTGTTGACCAGTTTTTTCTCTCTCCGGTTTTCCAATCTATATATTCTATTGTTTTTGAATCTATTCTAGTTATTAAATCCATCGTACCTTTTAATCTTAAATTACCAGTTACGGTTTCTCCATTCATTAAACGAAAATCATATTTAGCCCAAGGTTTATCAACCTCTATATCAAAATACTTTTCTGGCTCAACTATATTTCTTTTAAGAGGGGAAAACATTCCGTCATTAAATAATAAAGTATCCCACATCCATTTATCGCATTCCTTATAATCTTTTTCGGTCCATTCAAAAGAAGATTCTTTTAAACTGTAAAATTCAAAAGCTGATTTAATTGCTTTTTCTGGACATATTTGCAAAGTGTCAAACTCTAAACTTAATTCATCATCAGAAAAAGTTTTAGTTTTAGTTTGCAAACAAAGTTGTTTATTGGCTAATAGTTCTAAAGCTTTATGAACTATATTACCCTTAACAGCTTTTTTGTTTGAATCATCTTTAAATCCAAGACAATAAGTCAAAAAGTATTTATGCTGACACCATTCAAATGAGCCAGCTGAAGAAGACCTAAGATAAGTTATTATCATTTAAACCAACCTTTTTTGCTTAAAAATTTATTAAGCAATGCAAGTTCTTTTTCTACACTCAACTTTGAATTGTCTATAACTAAATCAAATTCATTGAATGTATCTAAGACTTTTTCTGAAGAATGGTTATCTTCTGATATTTCTCTTTTTAATCTAACTACTATGCCACCGTTTTGTTGAATAGATTTAACTTCGTTTTCAAATCTAACATCTGGTATAATAAAAAAATCTTTCTTAGATGAATTTATTTTATTAAATACAGATTGTATATGAACTTGATCTTTAATTTTTCTGCAAACTTCTGTTCCAAAAAATTGCAAAAATTCTCTAGCTGACATTTCGGAATCTTCTCTTGTAAAGAGATTTAATTCTTCTGGATAAATTCCACTTTTTTCTAGCTTAAAATACATATCTTTAGCAATAAATCCCGGCATATCAGACCATTTATATGCAGTTTTTTTGTTTTTATCCTCTTCTGATCCATAGATATTTTGTTTTTTTATGCTAAATAAATTACAACATGTTTCTTTTAAAGCAGAAGCAAAAGGAATAATTTCAACTTTTTTGCCCAAAACAAATTTACAATGATTATAAAAAGAATTAGCTAAAGTATCTTTTCCAGCACCTTTTTTGCCACTTATTCCAAGTATTTTACACATTACAAATATTCCTTAAATCTGATGTGGTAGATCCAGGGTCTTTGCCTTCATAAATAGGAATAGTAACATTAAAAAATCTACTGAGCAAAGACTTAATCTTTTGTTTAGCATTTATACCAGCTTCATCATTATCTAACAACAAGATAATCTTTGTTATATCACATGTTTCTAGGATAATTTGTTGAGAATCCGTTAAAGATATACCAAAGATAGCAACCGCATTTTCTATACCTTTTTCGTGCAAAGACCAAACATCTCCTGGCCCTTCGCATATAATAAGCGTTTTATTGAACTTAGCTGCGTTCAAAGCATTATGTAAGTTGTATAAATACCTTTCTTTTGCAAAACCACTGTTATTTGCCCATTTTGAATATATATATTTAGGATTTTTAGAATTGCATGAAGCCTGATGATATTGATTGCATTTATCGCATTTCTCGTAGTTTGATCTGCCGGTAAAACCGACAACATGTATTCCATCTCTATCTATTACAGGAACAATTGATCTATCTTTAAATATGCCATCATTATTCTTAGGAACACCTACTGAAAAATGTTCCAATGTTTCTTGTTTATATCCACGACTTAAAAAATATGGAGATGGAATTATCATACTTGAAATTACATTATGAAGATTCCAGCCTTTAAAATGCTTCTTTTTCTTTTCAAAAATTTTCATGTCATTACAAAACTTCTTTTTTTCAATATCGCTAAGCTCTGGAATATCTGATTCATTTATTTTTAAAATAGATTGGCAAAAATCATATGTTTTACCAAAACTGTATTTGATATCTTTTGCTTGGCCAGTCCAATTATTTTCTCTGTTAGATAAAACACCACGAATAAAACCAAATGGAGTTGGTTTAAAAACTTCTTCGCAATGATGTGTGTAACAACACCAATTACCTTTTAATGTGTTTCCATCTAAATACATACAAAATGCAGTAGGATTATCTCCGCCATGTATTGGACATGGACCAGAAATATAATTATTAATATTCTTATATTTAACATCAAACATTTCTAAAAAGACTTGAATATTTTCAAAAATCTTTTCAGATATGAAGTTAATCTTCGTCTGATCCAAAAAAGTCAATTGGTTCATTTCTTAATACCTCTTCAGAAACAGTAAATCCAGTATTTGTATTTCTCAAAGAATGGAAGTTGTTTCTTGTTGGGCCTTCTTTAATTCTGCCAAATTCATACTCAGCCAAAACATTAATATAATCGCCTTGCGATAATCCACTGCCATGCCTACTGACAATTGGTATGAGTTTTAAATTATACCTTTTGCCATTAACAGCAGCTTCTTCTTCGGCTAATTCTTCCTCAGATTTTCTTTTATATATAGAAAAATTACTACATAACCATAATATTCTGTCTGATCCAGAAGCTACATCGGTATCTTCTCTGTTTATACCATCACGATTTAATTGAGTAAAAGCTAAACATGGAACTCCATATTTTACACAGAAGTTATGCAAAGAAGTCATCAAAAATCCTAAAGCTTGATATTCAGCTATGTTTTTAGATATAGAATCATCGCTCATTAGTTTAATGTAATCAAAAATAACTAAACATGGTTTTGCTAATCCATTTTCATCTAAACCAACTTTTTGCATTATCCACCTTCTCATAATAGAAGATGTTTCTTCAAAAGGTTGTCCAGCTATTGATTTGTAAAAATAAGGAATAGACTTTAGCTTTTCTTTTGCTTGATGAATTCTGTTTTTAGATTCTGCTATTTGAGAATATTTACCACTTTCAATATCATTTATTTTAACTCCAGAGAGGCAAGCCAGCATTCTATGCCAATGATCTTTATTTGACATTTCTGTATCTAAAACTAAAACAGGAATATTTTTATCTGCAACATTTAAGGCAACTGCATCTCCAAAGAATGATTTTCCTGTCTTCATTCTAGCACCTATAACATTTACGCTTCCTGGCCTGAACCCACCTCCAATACATTGATCGTATATAGGAAAACCACTTGGTATACCTATTTGTGTAATTGGGTTATTTTCTAAGTGTTCAACATATTCATCTAATCCATCGCCAATAACTTTTGGCGTAGAATCTTCAGAGTTTGAAAGATTTAGCGTAAACTCAAATATTCTTTGTTCTGCTATTCCAAGTATTGAAGAAAGCGTTTCATCGCCAGTAACAGTTTGTAATTCTGTACTTGCAATATCTATTTCTTTTTTAAGATTATTAGCTATTTTTAGCTTAGCTAATTTAGAAGCTAATTTTCTTGTATTTTTTAATTCTACAGGAAGTATAGTAAGACTGTTTAAATACTTTTTTTCGTCTTTAGATTCAAAAAAATCTTTATAACCAAGTGAATTGGCTATAGATAAAAAAGTTGGAATATCTATTTTGCTATTTTCATCTTGATAATAATGTTTTAAGCATTTAAAAACTATTTTATTAGAGTCTATTAAAAAA